AATTTCGCCGGCGGCGGTGCCGTAGGCGCCGGGGTTGCCGAGTGCAATAACGTTACGTGAGGTTGCGGCGGTGACGCCTGCCAACGGACGGTTAGACGAATCAAGACCGCCCGAAATATAGGCCCATCGGCGAGGGTGCATGATGATTACATCGGGTTCGACATATCGACCCGCGGTAACGGTTCCAATTGCCTTAACAATTTTTTGGAATGTTTCGTAGGCGGTTGGTGATGCGTCGTCAACGTCAACGTCACCGATACCGGACGTGTTCAAAATACCGAGGTGTGTACCGCTGGTACCGTCGCCGTTAATAACGTCGGCGTTAACTGCCGAGTTATAGGCGCTTACGAGGTCGGCGCTAAGCAACGTATCAACACCGGTACCACGCTCCAACGCTTGGCGGCTGATATCAACCATGCCGGCGTAGGTGCGAACGTTGACGGTAAGCAACGTGTCATCAGGTGATGCTTCGGTAACTGCTCCGTTATCGCCATTTTGGGCCGCGGCTTGGGCGCCTGTCGTAATGCGACTAATGTTCACGGTGAGGCCCGAATCGGGTAGGGGGATAGCGTTTGCTACGTCCATTGTGTTACGGCCTGCGCGTAGAAATGGTGCCGCCAGTCCTGACAGATATTGTGGAATGACAAGGCCGGCGAAGTTTGCGCTACCCGAGTCGCGGTATTCGACTCGCATTTCGTCGCTATGGCGTGACAACCGGGCTTGTGCGCCGGTGTCGCCCAAAAACTCGGCGTTATATGAGTCACGGAAGAATGAGTGGGGCGCGTTGTCCTGATAGGTCAACGGCTCCGCTTTAACTTCTACACGGTTCACGGCGGGCGCTTCTCTTTCTTGGGTGTCGTCAGTTGCGGCAACTTCGGCGCGAAGTTTTGCGGCGGCGAGGTTGCCGACCTGAATTTCGCGCAAGTCGCTAATACGGTTGTCGAGTTCCTGCGCCCGCTTGTGCAAGTCGGCAAGGTTGGTATCTTCGTTTTCGTTAAGGTCGCGGGCCTCGTCTGCGGCACGGTTCAAAATGGTTTCGACCGCTTCGCTGATTTCGGAACGCTCGCTAATGAGGTTGTCTAAAAGTCGCATTATGCGTATTCCTTTCGTCGGTGGTTTTACTATCGACGGTGCCGGATACGGTGCGAATGGCGGCGGCTCGGCGGCGGTCTATGGCCGAGTATATACAACTCGGCTAGTTAATGGCGGTTTAATCGACGGCGGCCCATACGCGCAAGTCGACAGTTACGCTGGGGTCGCATATCGCGTAGAGTGGCGCGCCCGGCCCGAGGGTGCCGCGAATAGGTGCCGTATGTTTCACAACGGGGAACCCTTCGGCGACGCTGACGTCGGCCGAGTCTCCGAGGTACACGGTGCTATTACTGTTTACGTATACGAATACTTCGCGGTTAATAGAGTCTGCGGCAAGTACAAGCGTTGCGGTGTCGGTTATTTCTACTGCGAACGCGCTCATGCGTTGCTTTCGTTAATGCCGAAACGGTGCCGCCATTGCGCTAACCGTGGTACCTGTTCGCCGTCGTCCGGGTCGTATTCGCGTACAGATACTAGGCGTGCTTCGTCGTATGCCGGGTTACGCACTAGTCCTACGTGGTCTAGTTTGACTTCGAGCCGAGTACGTAGGGAACGGCCGCCGTGTTCGTCGTTACGGGTGCGTACTGGTACGAACCCGACCGAAAGGCCGTTTACGAAACCGTCTACGGCCAGTTGGTAAGCCTCGTCGCCTCGGGCGGTTCTCGCTAACACAAAGTCGGCAATAAGGCCGTCGCGTGTTTTTTCCCATCGTACGGCTCGCCCGATAGGTAGCCGGTCGGTTGCGTGTTGCTCTAAAAGGTGGATACGTTGCCCGCGTTCTTTAATTGTTTTGTCGAACGCTGAGGGTGCGAACCGTTCCAGATATGCACCGGCGTCGTACATTGCGCCGAACGGTGCGACGATTCCTACGAGGTGGTGGCCGTCGTCATCTTCTCGGAATTCGAAACCTTCGCACTCTACGTATCGTGTTTCTACGTTGCTCACGTTGTTACCTCGGGTTCGGTTGTGGCGGTGCCGGTTATATCTTCTAGGCGTCGTACCTCGTCAATAGTGAGAAACCCGGAACGTAAACCGATTTCGTACGCTTGGAACCGGGTAAGGGTTTCGCCTCTAATGAGGTCGTCTAAAATGAATCGGGCCTCTTGGCCTCGCGGTAAAAGGGTACTAAACGCCGCTTCGATTTTTGAAAGTAGCGGCCGTAAACAGTACCTAACGAAACTTATAGAATCTTGCGTAACTGACGAATACGTCGAACTATCCGACGACGGTACGCCGGCTAGGTGCGGTGGCACGCCGAACAGTTGACATATTGCGCGTTGTGAGAATTCCCGGCTATCTAATAGTTCTAGGTCGCGTGGCGAGAACGATAACGGTTTATAGGTGATGCCGTTAGCGAGTACGGCGGGCGCACGGTTACGGCCACCGTTAGCCGCCACGAAACCGGTTTTAAGTTGGTCGGCCTCGTCGCGACTTATTTCGCCGTCAACTTCTAACACACCGACGGGTAGCCCGCCGGCATCAAACACGTTAGCGGCGGCATCTTCGCCGGCCATTGCTCCGCCGAGGGTGCGGCGCTGGTATTCAAGTATCGACATGCCGCGAGCCATGCCGGGTAGCGTTAGGTTTCTGATGTGTAGCACGTCCTCGGACGTGTACGTGGTGCCGCCTACTTTGTAGGTTATTTCGCCGTCTGCGGTGGCTGAGAGGTGTACGGCGTCGGTTGCTAATACGACGGCTTGCCGAGGGTAGCCGAGCGGGTCACGGTCGCCGACTAAAAGGTAGGCGTTACCGTCGATAAGTAGCGATAGTACGACCGAGCCGAGTAGGTCTACGCGTGTTGACTGCCGGTCGGGTTGCATGAGGATAGGCGGCGCGGGTTGTACGCGTTGGCCTTCACGAAATGCACCTAACGGTAGGCTGGCGATACTGTCTGAAATGAGGTGTACGCATCGGTATAACGTCGGCAAAGTGAGCGCCGTAGACGTCGATACCTGCATCGGGCCTTGTAACGGTTGTAGGTAATTACCGGTCGGCAACACAAACGGGAACTCGGCGGCGCGTTCCTCGGTTTTCCGACGGTTAAAAATTCCCATATTCTTATAGTACCATCGGGCGACGTTTAGTAATCTGTTTTGTTCGTGCGGCGTGATATGCGAGCGTCGCGGCGTGTAACGGTGAAAGGTCGGCGGCCGGGTCGTGCCGTGACCATAGCCAACCCGAACCGACCGGTTTTTTACGTGCCGCCGCTATTGCCTCGTCTAGTTCCGGTGCCGGCCGTACTGTTACTTGCCGTTCGATAAGCGCGTCATAAAAGGCGTTAGCGGCGTAGGTCACGTCGCGAGTTGTGTAACGGGTTACCGGTAGTTTCCGTTTTTCTAGTTCGTCGCCGAGCAACCCGGCCGGCCCGTACCCGTCTAGCACTATGCGGCCGTCGTGTTTTTTTACTAATTCTTCTAAGCGGTCTACAAGCCATGCGGTGCCGTCGCGGTTGTCGATAAGTTCTAGGCGGCCTTCGTTATCGGCTACAACTATTGAGCCTTTAGCGCGGTCTAGGGTGATGTCGGGCGCAAAAAATAAATTACCGTCGGGTGCGGTGTCGCCGTGTTGTGCGTCCTGCCAAATATCTAACGGTATTACTCGGTCGTCCTGATGGTCTACCCATTGGTTTAACACGGTGCGCCTAAAGACCGGCTCGGCCAACGTTTGCCGAAAGTGCCGTATAGTTCCCTCGTCAACAGATAACCCGAGGCCCGGCATAGCACGCCGCCACGTTTCGAGGTCGTCTATATCGTCGTCATCATCGGCACCCCATTCAAAAAACGCCGTACCCTCGGTGACGTCCTCGCGTACCAATTCGCGGCCTAACGCTACTTTGCGTTTTAAATACACCGACGTAGGTTCACCGGCCGTAGAAACTACCCATAGTTGCGCCGTTGGGCATGTCATCATGGCCGGCAATACTGCGCCTTCGCGCCGGTCGTCAATATCGGCGAACGCCTCGTCAAGAATGGCGCCACCCGAAAGGGTTAAACCGTGGCCGGCGTCTAGGCCGCTTGACATTGCGACAACACGGCCACCGTTCCGAAAGATAATCGACTCCGAGCCGTTGCCGATGTAAACACGGTCTAAAATTGCTTTAAATGGCGACGACTTCAACGCCGGCCCGTAATCAAACTTGATACGTTCCCTAGCCTCTTTACCTGTTTGTGCGCTGTATACCATTAGTTGCCCGTCGCCGTGGTGCAACACCCGGTACAACATTAAAGCAAGCGCTAGCGTGCTTTTACCCTGTTGGCGTGGAAGCGTTAACACGACTTCTCGGTAGGCCGGCCGGCCGTCCTCTTTTAGTTCTAAGGCGACGTCGGCTACGTACCGTTGCCACGGGTACAACGGTTTACCGAGCGTTTCGGCGATGGCCGCGACTTTGTGGCCGTCGGTTGGCCGGTCAGTTCGACGGGTGGCTACTCGCGGCGGACAGTCGAGCCATGAGGTCGTTGAAGTCATCGTCTCCATTGTTTACCCTTTCGTATAGTTCGGTTAATGCGTGCCGGTATTGCGCCCATAGCGGCGCCGAGTCCGGTACGGCGTCGCACGCTCTAGCCAGACTTAACATAATGGTGACGTGCGCGACGTCTAAGTCGTCTAGGCGGTCGGTTTTCTGTAGGTGTTCGACCATCATTTCGGCCGCCTGAATATTCGTTAATTTTTTTGAATTCCGGCGAATAGCCGGCGATTTAACCGAATTCGCCCGTTTATTTGCTTTTTTCTGTGGTGCCTCATCGTTGCTCATGTCATATACCCCCGGTCGCTTAGAGAGCCTTCTAGGTGCCTCTCATGGCAAACCTTATAT